TTGGAATTTAGTAAAAGATGTTTTAGATCAACCTAATTTTTTTAATGATATTCCTGTTGTAGTATATTATTTTGGTGATGAAAGAATGGGACTTATTAAACCTGTCATTGGACTGATAGATTGTTATGATATGCTTATTTCTGATTCAATGAATGAATTTGACAGATTTGCAAACGCATATCTTATTATGAAACGGTTTGGTATAACAGACCCAATGAAGAAAAAGGAACCTAATGCTATATCAGCGGCACTACAGAATTTGAAAAGATATAGAATAATGGAACATTTGGATAAAGATGCAGATATAAAGTTTTTAACAAAAGATATTCCATATGGGTTTATTCAGTTTATGACAGATTTAGTAAAAAATCAGATTCATATACAGTCTCATGTTCCAGATTTTGCAGTAGAAAAGTTTAGTGGTGCTTCTGGTATAGCAATTCAAAGACTATTATTTGATTTTGAGAATCTTGTTTCTTCGGCTGAAGCTGATTTCGACACTGGACTGTATGAAAGGATGAATCTGATATTCAATGTTTATAAAGTATTGGGTAGACCATATTGTCAGTCCGAAGATATTGTTATAACTCACAAACGGAACACACCATTGAATGTACTGGAATTTGCACAGACTGCGCAAGCATTAAAAGCGGCTGGATTCAGTTCTTATCTTGTTACTGATTTTATGCCTGATGACATTGTACCCAATACAGAAGAGGAACTAAGAAGGCAGGAACAGGATAGAGAGAATATGATGCCTAGTGTAGAGCAGACGAAGAAGGATTCTAAAGGTAATCCTATAGGAACATTATATGATATTACTGGAGCAAAATCAAGTTTTGATGAGCAAGGTAAACCCATAGGAAAAGCTTTTAATGATAAAGGTGAACAAATTGGAGAATAAAGGAGTAGAGCTATGGCAAAGAAAGTAGAAGAACCTGTTTTGGATGAAATAAAGCAGGAAGTTGAACCTGTAAAACAGGAAGTTGTTTCGGATGAAACTATTGTAGATGTGATGCCTTCATATTCTGAAGTAGAAAGTGAAGAAGACAAAATAAAGAAGTATGAAGAATTTCTTACTAAATATAAAATTGATTTAGAAAGGGAAGCTGATACAGCCGATACTTCTTTCCATTTTGCGAGTAATGAAGTGCTTTTGGAATTGGCTAAAACTTACAGTGATATTCCATATAGCTATAATGTAAAGGTGGCTGATGTACTTTACAATGAACTAATACGGAGAAATTTAGTTAAAGAAGCCGAGAAGCTGAAAGAGTCATTGAATAAGAGTACATGGTATGTGAAACCTTGGATGAGATTCTAATATGCCAGATTTTCAGGTTTTTAGAAAAGAAACAATAGTTCCAGCATTTCTATCCTTATTGAAAAAGTATGAGGATAGAATACAAGCAGCATATTATGATGCTTTGATGAATATACAAGGTGAAATGAAAATAATTTATGATAAATATGCTATCGATGGTATACTAACTACTTCTGATTTAGCAAAATATAATAGATATGCTGCAATAGAGGAACAATTATTGAGCATCTTGGAACCTGCTATAAGAAAAGGCTTATATGCAATAAAAACAGCATTGCCAGAATTGTATAAACAGTCATTTTTTTATAATGAGTGGGCTTTAGATATGGTTACTGGTATGCATTTGGGTTTACTTATTCCTTCTGCTGCTCAAATAGCTAAATTGTTTTCTATTGAAGAAATAAATAATAAATTTTATGCAGAATCATTAAAAGAATATACAATAGTATCTAGAAGGAAAATAAGAGAAGCATTGATGAATGGATTGGCTCAAGGTAAAACTTTTGAAGCTATGAGCAGAGATTTATCAAAAGCTATTGATATTTCAAATAGTAGAGCATTAAAAATAGTAAGAACAGAAGGGATGAATGCACTTACTGCTGGTTCAGATTATACATACTATCAGGCATTAGATAATGGTGTTAAAGGATATATGGTATGGGATGCTGTTTTGGATTTAAGAACAAGACCAGACCATGCAGCTATGGATGGAAAGAAAAAGGATATGGAAACTGGACTTTATACATTACCTAATGGTGAAACCACTCCATATCCGCATTGG